AATCAATCGTGTCACCAAGAGCCATCCAGGCATCTTGTTTGGGCATCATTTTGCCCATAACGTTTATGGCATCAATGAGACTGTCACCCTGTGCCTTGAAGAACTCCTTGATCTTTTTAGATTCAATTCCAAATCTAAGGGACAGATCAACAATTTCTAGAAGTTTTGTACTAACAAAGCCAAGAGCATCAGTTCCCTCTGCTAAGAACTGATCAAACGTATCATCAAGAATCTTCTGTACTTGCCCAGCAGTCATTCGCCCCTGATCCAACATGACAAAGGCGTCACGAAGATTTCGGAGCAATTGATCGAAGTTTATATTGTTAATTCCGCCAGCCGCGTCAATAATCTCTTTCAGGTGGTAAATTGCAGCTGATTGCCAATCTCCTCCAAATATCTTATCAGCGTCAGCTTTAATTGTCTTGGCTAGAGAATCAGAAATCGCAACGCCAAAGTCGTGTCCAACTCGCTGACCGATTTCAGCCCACGGTACCTTTCGGAACGCACCAACAAATGCACCAACTACGAAACCAGCAATTGCTCCGTAGATACCAGCACGTCCACCAATCGAGGCGCCAAGCATTGCTCCAGCCATCGCACCACCAAGAACACGCTGGGCTTTACTCGCTTTATCTGTGGCTGTTTGCAATAACGCATATGCCTGAACAGCAGCCATGACCATTCCTATCGCAGCAGCAATCGCAGAAGCTGGATCCTTTCCTTTATTTTCTCCCGCTTCCGATATAGCATCCTTGAACAATTTCAAACTTACCTCGAACTGTTCCCCAATCTCACCAGCTACATTGGCAACATTAGCAAGTTCAGCAATATATGCAATGAGAGAGTCCTGATTCCAAGTATCTCCCATAATACTCTTGAGCTTACTAAATGCCTGAGCAGTATCTTTAACAAGTTTGTGAACTTTTTCTATACCAGTCTGTATTTTCTTTGTAGGATCATCTTCCCCACCTTTCGCCTTACCACCACCCATCAAGTTCAAGAAATCTTCAATAGCTTTGATTCCAAACCCGCCACCAGGAAGCTTAGAGAAGAGAACATACACCTTACGCAGTTCGTCCGACTCGCGGACAATACGCGCAAGTTTTCCAACTTCTATCTGATTTAATGTAGCTACGTATCTTTCCCACAATTCAATTGAAACATTTGATGGCTTAATATCTACCTTTTCTTTCAGATCCTTTAAGCCATGTTCCCACTTTGCAATTGCTTGAACTGTTGCGTTAGTCTGACGTTCAACCCACTGCTCGAACTGAAGATCATCCAATTCCTGTTTGAATTCATATATGCTAAGTCCGAATTCCTGAAGTTTTGTGCTAAACTTTTTCGGATCTGCCATCTCCAAAAATATTTCATTCAGTTTCTTTATATTTTCTTCAGATCCAGCAATAATGCCTTTCATTTCTTTAGAAATTGTTCCACCAGTTGCTGTGATATAATCAGCCGCTTTAACAGCAGTATCGCCGTATTCTCTAAAGAATGCTGCGCCCGGCTTAATTCCTTTTGAAGTAAGATCCTGAAGAGCAATGGTCATTCGATTGAACTTCATGTAATCTTCAAGTCCAATCATTTTGTGCATATCCTGATAGAACTCGAAATTTTCCATCAACTTCTTTAAAGCTTCAGCCTCTTTTCTAGCTGCTTCAGAAGCAGCTTTTGCATCTTTTGCCATTCTTTCATATGGAGTTTCCTCCAACAACATGGCATTCAGGTCACTCTGAATAACCTGATTCTTAGACATCAACAGATTTGTTAGAGCTAAGTCCTTATTGACCTTGCTAAATACATCACTATAGGCCATTCCTCCAAAACCCATTCTTGGAAGACGGCCTATTGTTTCTGGAAATGGAATTAAAGCGCCAAGTTCTTTTTCATCTTCAGCCGGAAGTCTGAAGCCCTTTGGAGCAATATTAGCTCCAGCAGGTGGAACATAGTTACGTCTCGTATTTGCATTCATTATAGCATTGAGAGTCCATGCCCCAGCTCCTCCAGTCAATATCATCATTAACCAGTCAGGAGGAGCTACATCCTTGGAGAAGTCAATAAATTGCCTTCTAAGTATATCTAGGATTTTTGAAACACTACCAAACTTGGAATACAACGAATCCCAATTGGTGATCATGTCCTGAGTTTTATCACCAATGATACCCTGCTCCACACCAAAATCAATAACTTTCTGCCGAAGACCATAATACGCCAAACCCAATTGTTCTGATTTATATGCCGCTTCTTCTTCAGCAGATGCAAACGTCTTTACTTCTTTAGAAAGAACTCCAAAATCCTGAGCCATCTGTATAATTTGTGGAGCAACCCAACTATCAAAAGCAGCGTCTCTAGCTTTTGTAAGAGCGTACAATGTTCCTATAACCAACAAAACCACACCTACAAGAGTCGAAGCACTCACTACAAAAGCACCAATCGCAGCAGAAGATGCAGTAAGCCAGCCTAGAAGAGAAGCTGTAGCTGCTGAACCTCCAATAGTTGCAATTGCTATGCCAACCTGAGCAAGAATTCCAACAAGTGAACCGAAAACCCACAAAAGTCCACCAACAGCAATTATTAGAGTTGGAATTCCAACTCCGCCAAGTACTGCAAATGTTACAATAATCCGTTGTGCACTTTTATCTAATTCAGAAAAACTTTTCGCAAGACTTTCGATATGCTTAAAGAATGGGTCCAACCAAATAATAACACCACGAAGCGCATCCATGAAAGGCTGTGCTATCGTAATTGCTACATCACGTACACGATTCTGCAAAACTGCTAACTGATTCTGGAGGGTTATTGCCTTCTTCGCAAACTCGTCCTCCATTGCTGTGCCTTTTTTATAGGCAGTTTCTGAATCTCCAAGAGTCTTGTTCAAATCATCCATCGTGTTGACAAGAGTCAACAACACCTGATTCTGACGAACGGATGTACCGAACAATTCTGAAATTGCCGAAGGGATTTTAGTCTTCGACATCGTGGAAATTCTGGTAAGCAACTGATTCAATGCAGCTGATGCATCTTTACCCCAATCTTCTGCAAACTGTTTTGCAGATTTTCCTGAAATTCTGGCAAGTGCAGCAAGTTTATCTCCACCCTCTGCAACAGAACGCGAAACTTTCAGGATGGTATTTGCAATCGCATTACCGCCAAGCTCTGAACGATGACCAAGATTTGCAACTGCAGCTGACCAACCAAACATCTGAGACGAAGACATCTTAGCAACTGCACCAGCACCTGACATACGTCGGGTAATTTCGAGGATAGTACCCTCGGTAGAGATACCCTTGTTGCCAAGATCGACGAGAGTTGCCGCTAGTTTTCCGTAGCCTTTGGAAGCATCACCTGTAATGTTCTTGATCTGGGCCAGAGCTTTTGCAGCAGTCTCAACTTCGATGCCATCAATCGTAGTACCAAGTTTGGCAACTGTTTCGGTAAAATCTGCTAGATCCCGCTTATGTACGCCGAACTGTCCGCCAAATGCTGCAATCTCTGTGAGCTGCTTGTGCGTAAATGGCAATCTTGTTGCCATCTCACGAAGTTGATCCTGAAATGCCTTCGCCTGAATATTCAGTTTACCAAAAGCATCTACATAGCCAAAGCCCTGAACTGTCTTGACAACATTGGCAAACTGATGTTCAAAATCTATCCCGATTTTAACAAGTCCCATCAAAGGAACAGTTAGAGAACGGTAAAGAGTACCTCCTAAGACAATCAACTGCATCCCAAGACTACGAGCTGCAGCTCCAAGTGTATCCAACGAGTTCGCCACAGCCATAATCTGTGGCGAAGCCTGATTGACAAACTGGAGTGTTCCTAGGACAATAGTACCCATTTATTCCCCGCCCCCACCAAACATTAGGAAATACTCCCTACCAATTCGCTTTTGTTCTTCAGCAGTCTGCTTTTTCTTCAACGAAGCTGCTTCTGGCATATCACCAAACCGTAATACAAACTGATCTATTGGCCAGGGATCTTTTTGCTTCTTTGAATCACGGTTTATGTTTGCCAACATCGAAACAATACTTGCGAATCGATATTCGTCACGGTCAGAAGTGAATGGTGTAAGACTATCATACACCATCCACTCCTCGAACTGATTCCACGATATTTCGTCGAGCATTTCGTCGACGTTTACGCGCCCAAGGCGCAGAGCCAAATCGTAGGCGAACCTACGCATGGTTCCACGCGCTAGACGTTTTTTAGTTCTTCATCCTTCTTCGGCGTGGAGAATCCATTCAACTCCATGGCGGCAGTCTGAAGACGAGTGAATACCTTCACACTCTTGTCTCGCAGCAACTCAACCTGCTTGGAATTGAAAAGGCGGTTTCCACCACCATCCACAGCGGAGAGCACCACGATTGCGACCATCGCATCTTCGCGTGCCTTTGCGGATGTTTGCATCTGCTTCTGGAAAGTGAGGGCTTCCCGTGCAGTCAATGTCTTGAGGCGAATAACGCCCGGTTCGCCGTCGACCGGCCACTCAGGGACCTCAACGTCCATCGTGTTGAGATCGTCCATCTCGAGGATCTGTTCTGCAGTCAGGTAACGCTTGCCATTCTCGCTCATTGTATTCTCCCTATCCTGTTCCTTTCGAGGGAGGGGAATCACCGTTCCCCTCCCCGCACTCAGCCAACGAACTACTTACGGCGCAATCGGACGGGACCGCTCACCGAGGTCCCTGTCCTTGTCCTTGTCCGGAGACAAGGACGTCATCGACTCGAAATCGAGAAGGGTTGGCGGATTTGGCGTGCCAACGATCCAGTCGTGCCTTCCGGTGGGTCGAATCGTCACGTCAGCCGACAGACGATCATCGACCGGGGCCGATACACCGAAGTTCGTGATGAACCCGCTGAACATCCACGCCGTTCCGTCGGGATAGGTCAGCTTGTAGATGTTACGACTACCTGTGAACCACTTCTGCTGAAGGCCCGTCAGGTGATCGATGGTAGAATTACGAGGCACGAAGTTGACGTTGAACGTCATGTCCCCGTGACGGCGAATACCAACAATGTATTCGTCGTCTGCGTTGTTGTGGTTCGTCAGTTCGATCGTGTTACGCGTGAGCGCCGGAGCGGTGATCTCGCGCAACTCGCCGATATTTGTGAACGCAGCAACCCCACCGCTCGGGTTGATAATGGGCCACTTGGGGTCATGACTGACCGCGATGAGTGTTCCCTGTGCCGACATTCCCTCGGACATGTTACCTCCTAAAAGGTGACAGTTTGATTCACAACGCCTTTGAGAGCGTTGTACGCTGCAGTCGCCATGGCAAAGGCAGGACCCCTGGCCCTCGCTCTACAAACAATTTGAGCAGAAGGATGATCATACGCAGGAGCACCTTGGTTCTGAATGTAGGAGCCCTCCCTCCCTGGGGTCTCGATGACCGACAGATATGGACCGTCACCAGTCGGCAAGGTCACAGAGGAACTTAGAAACAGGTTAGTTCCCAGAGTCCCAACACCAGCCGTAACAAGCATGGACAGAATTTCCTGGGCGAACGTATCCGATGGTACTTTTTCTACCCGAATATTGAACACAATTCGGATACGGTGATTGTCATCCAGGCCCAATTCAAAGGGCCGCTGTGCGAATATCTTTAGATAATCGGTGGATGACATATTAGCCTAGCTTCTTATCCAACCGCCGAATTACACGATCAGCCATATACGGAGCAGCTTCCTTGAGCGTACTCTCAAGAAATTTCGCTTGCCCCTCATTATGGTGTGCTTCCAAATCTTCATGCACCTGAATTGCATAATCGGCTGTTCTACGACCTGTTTTCGGATTTGTTAGGTCATTACCAACAGTAATCGTGGCGGCAACTATGCCCTTCCGATTAGGACTACCTTTTCTTACTCCCTCGAACAGTTCCGTAGACTGTGACAAAGCACGTGTGTCTTTTGGAATTCTACGAATTACTTCTTCCTGTTCTGTCTTCATCTCTTCCATCAGAGCATTCTGAAGGTTTCCCTCCAATTTTAAGCCCATAAGGTTGAGACGACCCTTCATTTGTTCAACGCCCTTGATGGTAACTCTAAAGGCCATTTGAACTCACCATCACTTTCGGCGCAAAAACATTCTCAAGAGCTTCGATGTATTTGTCTCCAACGCTCTTCCAAACGAATCGCGCCTCAGAAGCTTTCTGAAGCACCTGTTCACTACGATTCGATCGGTACTGTTCGTTGCTGTACAAACTGTTCAAAGCCCCAATGAATTCATCTTTATCCGGCACACCGCCAACCGCATTGATATTGTTCGGCGTGCAAGCTGTAGTGGGGCAAGAAACCATATTACAGCTATCAGAAAACAAATCACCAAGTGCTGACCAGTTAGGAAGAATTTGCGGAATACCGCAGGCCATACCTTCGAGGGTGGTCAGTCCAAAGCCTTCGCCCTGAGTAGTCGTGACCTGGACATCGAAACTGTTATAGACAAACGGGAGCGCCGTCTCGGCAATGCCAAACCCTGGATCAGGTTCCGCGAGAATCAGGCGACCTGTCAATCCGTAATACCGCATCAACTGTGAAGCGTCGTACCCTACATCAGCAGTAGGGGCAATGTGCAGATACAGATATGCGTCGTCAACCCGATAGGTCTTGACCCACTCGCAGAAGTACTGAATCGTCAGGTCCAGCCGTTTCCGAGCCTGATTTCGGTTGATATTTCCAACAATAAAACCTTTTGACTGCTTCTGGGGCAAACCCATGGATTGACGGGCAAGTTCTTTACGGATAGGCTTGAAAATCTCTCTATCTACTCCTAGCGGAATTACCGTAGACGATCCACGGTAGCCACCGAGTGCTGCCTCTTTCGCGCCAAAGTCTGTCCAGAAAATCGCATGAAGAAGACCATTTAGTCCTTCTCCACGACAATTTTTGCCATCTACCGCAACAACACCAACGGTGGGCACGTTTCCAATGGCTTTCATGTACTCTGGAAAGTTCCATGGATCATTCTGTACTATCACAAGTTCAGGGCGAATTGAATCTATAAGTGATTTAATACGAGAGAGACCAAAAATGTCACCTCGTGTGCCACGAATACAGGGGAAAATCGGATACGGGTACTGATGTGGGTCACCGAAATAGTTCAACCCAAGAACATAGGTATCCCACTCGTGCCGGACAGTTTCGAGGATGTGGTGTGTACACTTCGCAAAACCAGTAGAAACAACAGCATCACCAATCCAGAGAAGTCGACGCGTGGACTTACTAACCTGGACATTTGACGTTGATGCATCAACAGGAACCAATTCGTTAGCAAATTCCCAGAACGTTTCACAAATGTGCTGCCAATCGAACTGCTTCTTGGCACCCTCGATGTCTCTCGGCGGCCAATGTGATTTTGGCTTCTGGAAAATTTCTACAAGACTCTGAATGATTTCGTCATCAGTGCCTTCTTTGATGAACAAAGCACCAAAGTCGCCAAACCAATCCCGATAGTGAGGCTTGTCAAAAAGAATAGGAATTGTCCCACAAAGAAGTCCCTCTGCTGCTGGGAGTTCGAACCCCTCGACTCGACGTAGTCCGCATACATATTCTGTCTGTCGGTAAAGCTG